AAAAGATTATGTACCGATCCGGTCAACGTAGTGTCGTTGAGTGGGTCATTAAATATATGGAGGATAATAAGTAATGATTGTTACTGATCATCCTGACTTATTTGGAAATGATTACCTTCATGACCTTGTATATAACTTATCCAAAAGCAACCCTAGTGTCTTTAAAAAAATTCACCGTGACCCTATGCAATCGGTCTTCAAGGATGGAATTTCATTTAAAGGCGGTGATGGCAAAGCTCTAGTTGATATTGTTGAATATGCAGATGATGATGGAGAAAGTTTTACTCAAAAAGTCTATCAAACTTTACCTCAACAACAAGCTGAGATTCAGTACCGCGACAATCCAGAACAGGCACGGCAAATTGCAGAGTTAACAAAAAGGCTGGATGCATTTCAAAACAAAACTACACCAACAGAGTTGCAAGTGCCTGATGCACCGGAACCTGTACGTGGTATTACCCAAGAAGAAGTAGATGCACAGCTTGGAAATCTACGACAAACTTTAGGACGTCAATACGAAAAGCAACAAACAGCAGCTTTGTCATCATTGCGAGAACAACTCACAGGACAATTTGCGACAGAATTCTCTGGTCTGCGTAAATCTTTTGGTGCACAGTCTGACAAAGAAATGCAAGATCTTCGTTTTAGGTTAAATCAACAATCTGCAGATAGATACGCAGCGTTGCGCGATACTTTGACATCTGATTTCCAACGTCAGCTTTCAGAAGCTACATCTGCTAGCGAAAAAGCTATGCTTGAACAAAAACAAGCTGCTGCTCTGCAAGCTGCTGACTATACTGCACAGCTTTCCGAAGCACGCCGTAAAAATGAAGCGCAAGAAAATCTTTTTCAAACTAACATCGATGCTTTAAAAACTGAGCTTGGCATGGCAAGGCAGAATTATGGCTCACAAATTGAAGGGTTGCGTGGTGAGCTTAGTTCAGCACGAGAAGGTTATAGGACAGCTCTCAGCGGTTTAGAACAAACTATCGGTGCACAGAATCAACGATTGACTGAGTATCAGGCAGCTATTAAACGCTCACAAGAAGCTGATATTCAACGTCAACAACGTGCACGTATATCTGACGCTTACGCTAATCCTAATCGTCAAAAAGTAACCGGCGTAAAAGCTGCACGTTCACCTGCATTTACATCAACTGGCGCAAGGCGCACAGTCAGCAGCCAGTTTGGTAGATCTGGTATGCGTATCTCATCACTTAACATTTAATAATGTCAGCACGTACAAGGTATGACTATTTGTCGAGTGATCGTTCACAGTTTCTTGATGAAGCTAAACAAGCATCAGAACTAACTCTTCCATATTTGATCCGTGGACACGAAGAAAGTCACACGGGTATGCGACAACTTAAGACACCGTATCAAAGCGTTGGAGCTAAGGGTTGTGTGACGTTGGCATCTAAATTGATGCTGGCTCTGCTTCCTGTGCAAACTTCGTTTTTCAAACTGCAGCTTGACGAGAGTCAACTGGGTCAAGACTTCGGACCTGAAATTAAGTCTGAACTTGATTTGTCTTTTGCAAAGGTTGAGCGTACAATCCTGGAATCTATTGCAGCATCTGATGACCGCGTTGTGGTCCATCAGGCTTTGCAACATCTGGTTGTAGGTGGTAATGCTCTTATCTTTATGAGCAAATTAGGGTTGAAGTTATACCCTCTGAATCGCTATGTAGTGGATCGGGACGGGAACGGTCAAGTGATTGAAATAGTCACGAAAGAACGTATCTCTAAAAAACTAATTGAAAAACAACTGCCTGACGGTCTCCTAAACGAGAAGGTCATGGATGAAAACAGTTCATACAAAGATGATGTAGACGTGTACACACACGTACGTCGTGACAACAATCGTTTTGTCTGGCACCAAGAGGTGTACGACAAAGTAGTAAAAGGTTCACAAGGTAAGTCACCACTCGATGTAAATCCTTGGATTCCATTAAGATTTAACACGGTCGATGGTGAATCCTACGGTAGAGGCAGAGCCGGGCAATTCATCGGTGACCTTAAATCTTTAGAAGGATTGTCTCAGGCGATTGTAGAAGGATCTGCTGCTGCAAGTAAAGTTGTATTTACTGTCAGTCCATCCTCTACAACTAAACCTAGCACCCTTGCACAAGCAGGTAACGGGGCCATTATTCAAGGTCGTCCTGATGACGTTGGTGTCATTCAGGTTGGCAAAACTGCTGACTTCCGTACTGCCTACGAAATGATTGGTGTACTTGAACGTCGCCTAAACGAAGCATTCCTCATCATGAACGTGAGGAACAGTGAACGTACAACTGCAGAAGAAGTACGGATGACACAGATGGAGCTGGAGCAACAGCTTGGCGGACTGTTTAGTCTGCTTACGGTTGACTTTCTTGTTCCATACCTAAATCGTAAACTTAGTCAGGCGCAGAAGTCTGGCGAAATTCCACGGATCCCTAAAGATATTGTCAAACCAACAATCGTCGCTGGTATTAATGCTCTTGGTCGTGGACAAGACAGAGAAAGTCTTGGTCAGTTCCTGACTATCATTGCACAGACTCTTGGTCCTGAAGCTATTGGTCAGTTCATTAACACTGACGAAGTGATCAAACGTTTGGCTGCGGCCCAGGGTATTGACGTCTTGAACCTTGTACGTTCTATGCAAGAGGTGCAAGAGGAAAGGCAGATGGCAATGCAACAACAACAAGACTTGCAAAACAATCAACTGGCTATTGATGCAATGAAGACACCAATGGCTGACCCCTCTAAAAATCCAATCGTAGCGGACCAGCTACAACAATCATCCTAACCACCTATGGCTGAAGTAATGTCTATGATCCCGGACGAAAACGCTCCGGGTGAACTGAATGCAGACGAACAAGATTCGTTGCAAGTCGG